AGCGCCAACTGGCGGGAGCTGATCCGGGCCTGAGCCCGGCAACCACAGGAGCCGAGCATGACCATCGACCTCGCACCCGTGCTGGACCCGCTGCTGCAGCTGCTGGTGGCCGCCCTGCTTGCGCTGGGCACCATCGCCATCAAGGGCCTGGCCGACAAGTTCGGCCTGGAGCGCGACGGCCAGCTGGCCGGCTTCCTCGAGGACGCCCTGCGCGAGGGCATCCGGGTGGCCGAGAAGAAGCTGGGGGCGCGCATCGACGACGCCGACGTGGAGGTGCAGAACCGGGTCGCCGGCGAGGCCGCGGACTGGGCGATCGAGAACGTGCCCAAGGCGGTCAAGCGCCTGGTGCCCGGCGGCCGGCAGGCGCTGGTCGAGAAGGTGCGGGCCTACGCGATCGACCTGGTCGGGGCGGAGGGCTAGACCGTGGGCTGGGCTCGCCTCGCCGATCTGGTGCTGCGCCTGGCGCACAAGGCCATGGGGGCCTGGGAGCGCCACAAGCGGCGCCGGGCGGTGGCGCGCCGGCGCCGCGCCATCAAGGAGGAGCGGCATGCGATTGATCGTGATCCTGCTGGCGCTGGGCGCCGCCTGTTCGGGATGCAGCGCGATAACGGGCGGCGCCGGGCCGGGGACGGCGGGGGATGACCCCTTCGCCATGCCCGCCCGGCCAACGGGGCACCAAGTCCTCCGTGGCTGCGGGGGCGACGGCTGCCAGCAAGGGGAGGCTGACTGGATCCGCGAGGGCTGGGTGGCCCTTCCTGAGGAGGACTACGGTGAGCAGCTCCACTACATCCTCGACCTTGAATCCGCGCTCCAGCGGCGCGGTGGGGTCCGCTGACTGGGAGGCGCGCATGGCGGACCGCCCCTATCTGGCCGAGATCACCCTGTTCCTCTACATCGTGGCGGCGATCGCCGGCGGCCTGGGCGGGGCCGGGGCCGCGGCTTTCGTGGCTCAGCGCCGGGAGCAGGTGCGGTGGCTGACGCTGGCCGCCCACCTGATACACGGCGTGCTTCTGGGCGTGCTGTTCCTGGCCTTCGGCTGGACTGTGGGGCTTGATCCGGAGACCCGGGGCGAGGTGCTCGGCTACAGCATGGTGGCCGGCTTTGGCGGCGCCCTGGTGATGGGCGGCTCCCAGGTTGGGGTGCGGGCGGTGCTGCGGCGCTTCGGCTACGAGCTGGAGGTGAGCCTCCGGCCGCGGGACGGGGGCGAGTAGATGCCCGGAATGGACGAGGCATCCCTGGTGGCGGACCTGAAGGCCTCCCTGCAGGACGCGGCGGAGGTGTTCACCGCCGCCGACGACGCCGATTTCAAGCGGCACCTGGCGCACGCGGCCGCCGACTTCGGCCGGCGCTTCCCGCGGCGGGTGCGCGGTTCGGTGACGGTAGAGGCGGACAAGGCGGAGTATCCGGCGCCGGCGGGCATGCTTCGGCCCCTGCGGGCCGCCTGGAGCGATACGGCCCGGCGCAACTACCGCCCCTGGGATCGGGGGTGGCCGGAGCCGGACCCCCGCCTCTCCCTCGAGGCCGACGACACGGGCGCCCGGGTGCTGGTCCTCTCCCCTCCCCCTTCCCAAGCGCAGATCACGCAGCTGGGCGCCACCTTTCCGTTCGTCTACGAGGCCGGTCACCAGATCGGCACGCAGGCGGCCGATACCACCATCTCCGATGCGCGCCGGGGGCTGCTCCTGCTGCGGGCCCAGGCGGAGGCCATGAAGGAGCTGGCGGCGCGCAACCTCAAGAAGCCGGTGCAGCTGCGCGACGGCCAGGGCGGCGCGCCGCGCAACGGCGTGCCGGCGGCCCTGCACCAGCAGCTGATGGACGAGTTCGAGAGGCTGGCGGCATGAGTGGCATGGACATCGAGGTCAAGGACGCCGCCCTGCTCGCCGGCCTGCGGCGGGCGCCGCGGACCATGCAGCGCCATCTCAAGCGCGGCATCGACCGGGCGCTGCAGGAGCTGGCGCGGGAGGCGCGGCGCCGGGCGCCCAAGGCCAGCAGCGGCCTGGCCAACTCCATCCGGGCGATCCACCCCACCCCGCTGGCGGGGGCGGTGGCGCCGGGAGTGGCCCATGCCCGCTACGTGGAACGCGGCATCGGGCCTGGCAGCTGGCCGCCGACGCAGGACCTGATGGAGTGGATCCGGACCCGGGGCGTGGTTCCGGACGACCCGAACATGGACCGGGAGGACCTGGCCTACGTGATCGGCCGGGCGATTCACCGCCGGGGCATCCCGGCGCAGCCGTTCATGGCGCCCACCTACGAGGCCAAGCGCGACCGCGCCGAGGCCCTGCTGCGCGGGGCCGTGGTGGACGGCCTGCGCGAGGCGGGGCTGGCGGGTTGAGTAAGCTCGGCGCCGTCCGGAACGGCCTGCGCGATGCCCTGGCCACCGCCGCGCCTTCGCGGGTGGTGACGCGGGACTTCCTGCCCTTCGCCGACCGCGAGAGCGCGGACCTGCAGGCGGGGGTGTTCACCTTCCTGGGGCGCGGCCAGGACCAGGTGGCGGAATACAGCGACCACCTGAAGATCGCCCTGGTGGGCCAGTGCCTGGTGGGCGAGGACGCGGCGGCCTCGGCGGTGGAGGAGATCGAGGACGCCATGAGCGAGGAGCTGCGCGACTTCGCCCGGGGCGTGTACGGCACCTTCGTGGCCATCCAGGCCTGGCAGCAGAGCGGGCAGCTGGAGCACCCCTACGGCTGGATCGCGGCGGAGCTGGACGTGGGCCCCATCGACCTTTCCCTGACCGAGGCCGAGCTGAGCGGCCTCATCACCTACCGGAGCTAGTGCCATGGCGGAAGGACAGCAGAGCAAGCGTGGCGGCCAGCAGGCCAAAGAGGAGGCCCCGAAGCGGGTCACCGTGGTGCTGGCCAAGGAGCACACCCACCGGGGGATCGTTTACCCGCCCGACACCGAGCTGACGGTGTGGGACTGGCAGGCCGAGCGCATGCGCGCCCACGGCGAGATCAAGGAATAAGCCCGGCCCGGCCGGCATAGAGGGAGGCGAAGGCAATGCCGAAGAACGACACCAAGCGGTTCAAGCTCGGCGCCGGGAAGGTCTACTTCGACCCGGAGGACGCCAACGGCGCCAGCACCGGCGAGCGCTACCTGGGGAATACCCCGGGCTTCGAGCTGGCCGTGACCACCGAGAACGCGGAGCTCTACGACAACGACGGGCCCACGGCCGAGAAGGTGGAGGACGTGGCCACCCGGGTGGACCGCACCGCCAACATCACCTGCAACAACGTCTCCATGGCCAACCTGGCGCTGTTCGTGATCGGCGACCTGGCGGATCAGTCCATGACCTCCGGCTCGGTGACCGACGAGAGCCACACGGTGAAGACCGACCGCTGGTACCAGCTGGGCCGCAGCGCCAGCCAGCCCACCGGCGCCCAGGACATCCAGAACTTCGTCCTCACCGACAGCGGCGGCACCACCACCCACGTGGAGGGCACCGACTACGAGGTGGACCTGGCGCTGGGGCGCTTCCGGCCCATCCCGGGCGGGGCGATCACCGACGACACCGAGGTGCTGGCCAGCTACGACACCCAGGCGGTGACGTGGGACGAGATCTCGGCCTCCGACGCCGGCAACCAGTACGGCGCCCTGCACTACATCGCCGACAACTCCGCCGGCGAGAACACCGACCTGTGGGCGCCGCGGGTGAACATGCGGCCGGACGGCTCGCTGGCCTGGAAGAGCCGGGATACCTGGCAGGCCATGCAGTTCGCCGCGGCCTTCCAGAAGACCAACACCTACGCGGCCTGCTACCTCAACGGCCGGGCGGTTTAACGCGCGAGGCGAGCCATGAGCCAGACGGCCGAGACCGACGCCCGGGCGGCTGCCGACGAGCTGCAGCAGCTGCTCGGCGAGGAGACGGTGGAGGTGGGCAGCGAGACGGTCACCGTCCGCGAGTTCACCTTCCGGGAGGGCATGTCGGTGGCGCCGGTGGCGCGGCCGATCCTGGCCGACTTCCAGGAGCTGGTGGAGCGCCAGGCGGAGGGAACCGAGGACCTCGCGGCCGGGGACATCCTGCAGGTCATGGAGGCCCATCCGGATGCCTGGTTCCGGCTGATCGCCCAGGCCTGTGGCCGTGATCCGGACTGGGTGGCCGCCCTGCCCGAGGGCGCCGGAACCCGGTTGGGCATCGTGTTCTGGAGGCTTAACGCGGCTTTTTTTACCAGGCGGCTGGTCTCGGGGGCGCTGGCGAAGGGGGCTCGGGAGCGGGAGGCGGCCGGATCGGCTTCTTCCGGCTCTTCCACGTCCTGATCGCCCACGGCCACGGGCCGGATCCCCGGACCCTGGCCAGCCGCTACACCACCCGCCAGCTGCAGGCGTTCTACCGGGAGGCGGAGGCCCACGAGGCCCGCAAGAAGGGGCACCTGATCGACGCCATGGCGCAGGCCCTGAACGGCGAGGACCTGAACGCCACCATTGGGGCGCTGCTGGGGGAGTCGGATGGCTGAGGATCTCGAACTCGCGCTGCAGGTCCGGGCCGACATCCAGCAGGCCGTCGGCGAGCTGAAGGCACTCCGTGGCCAGGTCGCCGGCGTGGGCGAGGCCGGCGAGCGCGCCTCCCGCAAGACCAACCTCCTCTTCCGTGAGCTGTCCACGGGCAACGAGATCCTGGACCGCAACCTGCGCCTTGTGCGCAACGTCGGGCTGGCAATCGGGGCTATCGGCGCGGCCGGTACCGTCGCGGCCGTCACCTCCACCACCCGGGCCTATGCCTCCCTCGAGGAAGGCCTGGTGGGCGTCCAGAAGACCGCCAACCTCACCAACGCAGAGACGGAGGATCTCAAGGGCCGGATCCAGGACCTGGCCACCGAGATCCCCGCCACCACCGAGGAGCTGCTGGCCAACGCCGAGGCCGCGGGCCAGCTGGGCGTGCAGGGCGTGGACAACATCACCGCCTACGCCACCACCATCGCCAAGCTAGGGCGCACCACCGACATCGCCGGGAGCGAGGCGGCCAAGGGCATCGCCCGGATCCTGAACGTGACCGGCGAGGGCCAGGACCAGGTGGACGAGTTCGGCTCGGTGCTGGTGGCGCTAGGCAACGACGCCGCCGCCTCCGAGAGCGAGATCCTGCGCATTACCAACGAGGTGGCCCGGGCCACCGCGGAGTTCGATGTGAGCTCGGCGGAGGCGGCCGCGCTGGGGACCTCGCTGCGGGAGATGGGCGTGCGCGCCGAGGCCGGCGGCACCTCGGTGGGCCGGGTGATGCGGGAGATCGCCTCGGCGGTGACCGAGGGCGGCGACAAGATGGAGCGGCTGCAGGAGGTCACCGGCAAGACCCGGGAAGAGCTGCAGGAGATGAGCGACCTGCAGCGCCTGGTGGCCTTCCTCGAGGGCATCCGGGACCGCGGCGGCCGGGCCTCCGCCGCCCTGGAGGAGTTCGGGCTGGGCGGCGAGGAGATCGCCAAGACCATCCCCACCCTGATCCAGAACGTGGACCGGCTGAAGGAGAACCTGAGCACCGCCGGCACCGAGGCCGAGAACGCCGGCGCCCTGCAGGCGGAGTTCGAGAAGGCGGTTGGCTCGCTGAAGGCGGAGCTGGACCTGCTCAATTCCACCTTCGACGTGGCCCAGCAGAAGGTGGGCGAGGAGCTGGCGCCGCATATCCGCGAGGCCAGCGAGGACCTGCGCGACTTCCTGAACAACGATGCCGCGGTGGCGCGTTTCGCCGAGGCGCTGGGCTCGGTGGTGGATACCTTCATCCAGGGCGCCCGGGTGGCGGCGGATTTTTACGCCATCGTCACCGACCGGCCGCCCATCCAGGACATCCGCTTCCCGGAGGTGACGAACCTCGACCAGGCCCAGCGCGCGACTCAGGCCCTGCGCGACCAACGCGCGGTGATCGAGGACGAGATCCCCAAGCTGGAGGCAAAGCTCGAGGAGCTTGGCAACAAGAACACCGGGGGCTTGGACACCATCGCCGACTTCCGGGAGACGAAGGAAAAGCTCCAGGAACGGCGCATGCTCCTGGAGGAGTATGCCGGGGCTATTGCCGAGGGTGAGGAGCGCATCCAGCAGCTACGGCAGGCCCAGGATGAGGAGGCCGACAGCGCGCGGGAATCCGGGGAGGCCCACCAGGAACAGGCCGAGCGCATCCACGAGGCGGGCGCCAGCGCCGAGGAGTTCGAGGAGGCGCTCAAGAGCGCCACGGAGGCCGCCAAGGAATCTGCCGCCAGCCAGCGGGGCGAGTGGCAACGGGTGGCCGAGCAGATCAAGGACCAGGCGGACCCGCTGCGGGCGATCCGGCGGGAGATGCGCGTGACCCAGGCGGCAATGGACCAGGGCCTGGTGCCGGACGACCTGGGCATGGCGCGGTTGATGCAGCTGCAGGCGGAGATGGACGAAGTCGGGCGGTCGGCCGACGAGGCCAAGGAGGACGCCGCCGAGGCCTTCGGCGGCATGTCCGAGTTCGCCATCAAGGCGCGGCGGAACATCCAGAGCGAGCTCGCCGACACCCTCGTGGACACCATGCAGGGGAGCTATGACTCGATCCTGGAGGGCTGGGTGCGGCTGATGCAGCGCATGGTGGCGGAGGCCGCGGCCGCCGAGATCATGTCCAGCCTGACCGGCGAGGGCCAAGAGGGCGAGGGGCTGCTGTCGGCGGCCGGGTCGTGGCTGTCCTCCTATTTCTCCGGCGGAGGCGGCAGCACCAGCGCCGGCACCGCTCACACCGGCGGCATCGCCGGCGAGATTCCGGCCTCCCGCAGCGTCTCTCCCCTGCTGTTCGCCGGTGCCGAGCGCTACCACGCCGGCGGCATGGCCGGGCTGGGCCCCAACGAGGTACCGATCATCGCCGAGCGCGGCGAGGAGGTCCTCACCAAGGAGGATCCCCGCCACCGCGCCAACGGCGGCATGGGCGCACCGATCACCGTCAACCAAAGCTTCGCCGGCGGCCAGCCCCCGGAGGAAGTCCGCCGAAGCGCCAAACAGGGCGGGCTTGAGGCGGCCCGCGCCCTGCAACGGGCAAAGGAGCGTAACTAATGCCCCTGGCAGCCTTCGCGGAGACCCGGCTGGATCTCGGCTACGACTACGGCATGGCGGGCGGCCCCGAGTGGTCCACCACCGTGGCCATGACCCGGGCCGGCTACGAGGCCCGCAACGCCAATTGGGAGCAAGAGCGCGGCCGCTGGGACGCCGGCCAGCGCAACATCGACGGCGACAAGCTGGAATACCTGTTCGCGTTCTTCAATGCCCGCCGCGGCCGCGCGCAAGCCTTCCGCTTCAAGGACTGGCTGGACTACCAGGCCACCGATCAGGCGCTGGCGCCGGACGGCACGCCCACCGTCCAGCTCACCAAGACCTACGCCGACGGCGGGGTGAGCTACGTCAAGCCCATCACCAAGCCGGTGAGCGGCACGGTCAGCCTGACCCGGGGCGGCTCGCCCTTCGCCAACTACACCCTGGACGCCACCACCGGCGTGGTGACCCTAACCGCCGACGCCTCGGCGGCGATCTCCGACGTAACCCTGGCGGCGCCGGCGACGGTGACCGCGGCGGGGCACGGCTACGCCGCCGGCGAGACCGTCTACATCGAGGGCACCGGCACCAGCCTGGACGGCCAGGCGTGGGAAGTCGCCAACGTGAGCACCGACACCTTCGACGCCAAGGACTCCGACACCACCGGCGACACCTACGGCGGCGCGGGGACGGCCGATCAGTACGTCCAGCCGGGCGAGGACCTGGCCTGGTCCGGGGAGTTCGACAAGCCCGCCCGCTTCGCCACCGACAGCTGGCCGGGCTCCACCTTCCTGGCCCGAGACGACGCCCGCGACGTGGCCATTTACGATCTGCCCAGCCTGCCCATCGTGGAGGTGCGCGAATGAAGGCCATCAGCCAGGCGCTGCAGGACCACCTCGCCGGCACGGTCACCACCCTGGCCACCTGCTGGCGGCTGGACCTCACCGACGGCACGGTGCTGGGCTTCACCGACCACGACGAGGACCTGCCGTTCGGCGGCGTCACCTACCAGGCCAGCTCGGGCTTCGACGCCTCGGCCGTCGCCACCGGCTCCGACCTCACCGTGGACGACCTGGAGGCCGACGCCCTCCTCGATGGCGGGGGCATTACCGAGGCCGACCTGGCGGCCGGGCGCTTCGACTTCGCCGCCATCGAGGTGTTCAGCGTCAACTACGAGGACCTGAGCCAAGGCCGCATCGTGTGGCGCACCGGCTGGCTGGGGCAGGTGTCCCCGGAGAACGGCATCGCCACGGCCGAGGTGCGCGGGCTCAACCAGGCCCTGAAACAGACCATCGGGGAGACCTACACCCCGGCCTGCCGCGCGGTGCTCGGGGATAGCCGCTGCGGCGTGGACACCGACGCCCTCACCGTGACCGGCGCGGTGACGGCGGTTACCGACGCCGCCACCTTCTCCGACAGCGGCCGCAGCGAGGCCGCCGGCTATTTCGACTACGGCGTGGTGACCTGGACCAGCGGCGCCAACGCCGGCCTGCAGATGGAGATCAAGAGCTGGGACGGCGCGCAGTTCGTGCTGTTCGAGGGGATGCCCTACGCGATCCAGGACGGCGACGCCTACGAGGCTCAGCCCGGGTGCGACAAGCGGTTGAGCACCTGCCGCGACAAGTACGACAACGTGATCAACTACCGCGGCGAGCCGTATATACCCGGCGCCGCCGAGGTGAACCGCATCGGGGGCCTGGGCGATGCCTAGCGCGGCGGCGGTGCAGGCCGAGGCCCGCGGCTGGGTGGGCGTGCCCTTCCGCCACCAGGGCCGCGGCGTGGGCGGCGTGGACTGCGCCGGCGTGGTGATCGAGACCGCGCGCGCCCTGGGGCTGCCGCACGAGGATTGGCGCGGCTACTCGCGCCACCCGGACGGCCACACCCTGGAGGCCATACTGGACCGCTGCCTGGTGCGGGCCGAGGCGCCCACGCCGGGCGGGGTGCTGCTGTTCCGCTTCGACAGCCTGCCGCAGCACGTCGCGGTGGCCACCGAGCGCCACGGCCGGCTCTACATGGTGCACAGCTACTCGCGCATCGGCCGCGTGGTGGAGCACGGCCTGGACGAGGCGTGGGAGCGGCAGCTGGTGCGCGCCTACCGCTGGGAGGGGGTGGCATGAGCGACAGCACCGGCCGCTTGGCGCTGCAGTTCGGCGGCATGGCCATCGGCTACATGGTCGGCGGCCCCGTCGGCGCGTCCGTGGGCGGCGCCATCGGCGGCTATGCGGGCAATCAGATTTTCCCGCCGGAGGTGCCCGACGGCCCCCGCCTCGAGGACCTCAAGGTGCAGTCCAGCGCCTACGGGACGCCCATCCCGGTGGTGTTCGGCACCTGGTCGCTGACGGGCAACATCATCTGGAGCTCCGGCCTGGAGGAGCACAAGAACGAGGAGTCCGTCGGCGGCAAGGGCGGCGGGCCGGAGCGAACGGTCTACTCCTACACCGCGAGCTTCGCGGTGGCGCTGTGCGAGGGCCCGGTGGACGGCATCCGGCGCATCTGGGCCGACACCACCCTGATCTACGACCGCAGCGATGGCGGGATCGACCCGGCCACTATTGCCCTGGGCGACGGCGGCGGCACCCTGGCCGGCCAGCAATCCATGCGGGTCTACACCGGCACCGAGAGCCAGAACCCCGACCCAACCATCGAAGCCTACGAGGGGGCCGGCGAGGTGCCGGCGCACCGCGGCCTGGTCTACCTCGTGTTCGAGGATCTGCTGCTAACCGACTACGGCAACCGGATCCCGCAGATCACCGCCGAGGTGGTCGAGGACGGCACCCGCACCCTGGTCAACACCGGCGGCTATCCGGCGCTCTACCTGCCCGACGTGACCACCTCCAACAACCAGTTCAGCATCGGCCCGCTGGTGGACGGCACGGTGGAGCTGTGGCGTGACTTCAAGGACGGCGACTGGAAGCGCGACGTGGCCTGGGTGGACTTCCGGGGGACCGTGGTCAACAAAGCCCGCCATGCCGTCGCGGACAACGACCCCGACATTGCGAACGTCAGCGCCTCGGCGGCCCTGTTTCATCCCAGTTCCACGCGCAATCTCGGCCAGCCAGGCGGGTTCTATTGGGCGGGTGACGCCGACGACGCCGAGCTATACGACAAGGCCTTCGGCCGCCTGCTCACCGCGAGCCAGCTCAAGGACGACTATCTGACCCTGGATGCGGTGTCCGATGCGGTTTTCGTTGACGGGGTGTTCTACCTCGTGGTGTCCGACCTCACCAGCAGCAGCGGGGCCCATGCGCGGCCGCGCGCCTTCCGCGTGGATACCGGCGGCGGGGTGGAGGTGTACGAGCTGGAGGTGCAGGCAGACCGGGAGG